GAGCCCGCCACGGTCGTCCCGACGGTGTCCAGGTTGTTGAAGAGGGGCTGCTGACCGTTGGTCGTAGTCCACCGAGTGCCGAGGGCTCGCAGGATGTCCCAGCACTGGAGCTGATACCCCCGCATCGGAGTCCCTCGCAGGCCGGTCACCTGACCAGTGAACACGGGCTGGAAGTCGCCATAGTCCCACCCCGGAAAGCCGACGAAGAGGCGGACGAGACATCCTCTGACGACGGACTGGAGCACGCTCGTCGACTCGTCCGCCCCTCCGTGGATTCCAAGGGTCAAGCCCCCGAAGGACTTGGACCAGGAGAGCAGCGACACCGCACCCGAGGAGACCCGGACGGAGGACCGCTCGATCATCGGGTTCAGCGGAAGCCGCTCTTCGTAGTGGCTGAAGAACTGCTCGCCCGTAGCCCCAGGGCTGCTCGGGTCTCGCATGACCTCCAGGTAGAAGATCGGCACCAGTGTCCGATCCTGGAGGGCCTCCAGGAACTCGTTCGACCAGCTCATCAGTTGAAGGTCCCGCCAGGAGCCCCGCCGCCGGTCGGGTCGAAGTCCAGACGGCTGACACTGCCTCCGGTCGTGGTCAGGGCTGCGAGGCTCTCCAGGCTGTAGAGGCCCTGCGCTGGGGTCGTGCCGCCCAATGAGTCAGCCGCTGGGATGAGGCTGGAGATGGCGAGGTAGTCCATCTCCATCGTCACGTCGAAGGTGTAGGTGTGCCGATGGTCGGTGATCAGCATCGACCGCCCGACCTGATCGGCAGGTAGACGGAGAGCCGGGTAGAAGTTGCGCTCGCGGACGATCGCGCTCTGGTCCGAGGTGTAGTCGTACCGGACCTCTGTGCCGTCGGAGGTGTCCAGGGTGATCACCCCTCCGCTCTCGGAGGTCGTCAGCAGGTGCTCTCGGTGCATCGTCGGGTTGAAGGTCTCCAGGACCAGCTCATCGCCAGCCGCCAGGGAGGCCGCGACCCCCGTGCTCGTGAAGACCGACAGCAGGTTCCCGCCGAATGTCGTCAGGGTCGAGTCTCCACGCTGGGGCAGCAGTGTGCCCTCCATCACGCCCAGCCACGCCTTGTCTCGGTCAGCCGAGAAGACCATCAGGCCGCCCCGCTGGAGGTGAGTCTCCAGGCTGTGGAGGTTCCGCGCGAGGGCCTTGCCCGCGTCGGTCAGGCCGGAGAAGCGCTCGCAGACGATGCGGACCTTGAGACCGCCTCCGAGGACAGTTCGGTGAAACGCCCCGCCGATGCTGTGCGAGTCCCGGACGTCTCGGACTGGCATCTCGATCAGCCCTGAGATGTCCTCGTCTCCGAAGTCGATCTCCTCCAGGCCGCCAGCGGGGTCCGGGTAGTACCAGATCGTAGAGTTGCCCATCAGGTCACCGCCAGATTGAGGCCACGAGCCCCGAGGATGCTGTTCAGCTCTCGCACAAGCTGCTCCGCTGTGCCCGGCCCGATGCCGAGAGGCGCGTTCACGTTGACGACGAGGCCGCCACCGCCGCCGAAGCCCTGCATGTTCGAGGGCATGGCGCCGTTAGCCGGGACGACCTGCTCGCCACGGTGGAGCAGGGCGATCCCTGTCTTGTCGACGAACTTCGTGCCGATCTGGAAGGACCTCTCGGCCTCCGTGCCGAGAGCCTCGTTGATGAGTCTGAATGCCTCGGGCTGCGCCTGCTCCCCTGGTTGCTCGGTCTCTGATCTCCAAAACGTCAACGCATCCCGCACCCCGAAAAAGACTGCGTCAACGATCACCGCATGGAGCTGATCGTGGCTCAGGTGCAGCTTGACGACTCCGACGAAGGCATCGTGGACGGTGTCTCCGAGCTTGTTCCAGTCCATATCGAAGCCCTCGTCGCCGATCTTGGCGAGGAGGTTGATGGCTGCTGCCCACCACGTATTGCCAGGGATCGTCCCCTCTATCAGACCAGCGGTGTTGTTGATCACCTGCTGTAGCGCCGCCGACGCCTTCGGATCCTCTGTGATGAGTGCATCCGCCTCGCTCGTCCCGGCCCCTCCAGCGGCTGCGCTCGCGACTACCACCTCGCCGACATCGGTAGCCTTGCCAGCGGTCGGGCCGACAGTGATCGTCGGCATGTTCTCCAACTTCTCCTGGATGCCGTCGATCTCATCATCCACAGTCGCGAACGCGACTCCGGTGTCCTTCACCAACTCCTTCCAGCCTGCGAGCGTGATCAGACCGGAGATCGCCGAGTCCTGGAAGGCGGGGATCTGCTTTAGCAGGATGAGCCAGCCCTGCGCCGCTGAGATCAGCACCTCGGCCAATGCTGCGCCGAACGTGCCGCCCTTGGCGAGCATCTCCACGAAGAGCAGCATCCCTTGAGCCAGTGAGCCCCCGATGATCTTCGCCCACTGGGAGGTCACCTCGGCATTGTCTCCCAGCGTGTCCAGGATCAAGACGAGCGTGTCCTGAGCGGCCTCGAACAGACCGGCCTCGCTGATCTCCTTCTGGAACTTGAACCACGCGTCGGACAGGTTGGAGACCATTCCCGTAAAGGTCGCCGCGAGCTTCTCAGTACCACCAGCGAAGATCCCCTCCGAGTCCGTCAGGGTCTTGATCAGCTCGGTGCGGAACTCCTCCGTGCTCATCTTCAGCGCATCGCTACCAGTCCGAAGCTCGACCTGGGCTCGGAGTGCTCGGCCTGAGATGGTCTCGACGGCTCCTGCGCCGAACTGCATCGCCCGACCGACCTCGACCGCCGCGCTGGCAAGGTCGACGCCCATCGCACCTGCGAAGTCCATGACGAGAGGAAGGGTCTCCTCTGCGTTGACACCGAGAGCCCGCAGGTTGACCTCGGCCTCGATGAGACTGTCCAGCTCGAAGGGCGTCGTGGACCCGATGCGGAACAGCTCTTCGAGGCGAGCCTTGGCCACATCAGCCGAGCCGGTGAGAACCGTCAGCTTCGTCTCGTAGCTCTCCATCTGAGCGCCGACCTTCACCGAGTTGATGCCCACCTCAGTGAAGGCGGTCTTGAGGGCTCCGAAGGCCATCTTGGCCGCACCAATGACGGCGGTGGCCTTGACCATCGAGGCCGTCATGCTTTGGGTGCCCTTGTCGGCTCCTTGGAGCTTGCTCTCGGCCTCTCCGGCCTCGTCGCCGAGGTCCTTCAGCGCCTGAGACGCCTCGTCCCGGATGCGGAGCAGGTATTCGATCGTCGCGTCAGCCATCAGCCTGCCAAGTTGATCACAGGGAACACCATACCGTCGGCCGCCTTCACGCGGCGTGCAGTGTCAGCGTTGGCCTGAAGGTAACACTGCCAAGCGAGAGTCAGTTCGTAGGGCGAGAGGTCGAGGATCTCATGCGGCATCCTGCCGTACCTCCTCGCCAGACAGTCCAGAATCAGGAGCGTCTCAGGTTCCTGTGCGAAAGGACTGGAGGCGCTCTACTGCCTCTCCGTCCTCCGTGGTGTGCGCTCGCACTGCTACGGACAACGCCGACCGGATGTCCTGGGGCAGATCGCCGACCCACATCGTGCCGTCGTCGTTGGCCTTGTCTCGGTTCATGACGAAGCGGACAGGCTCCCACTCGATCTCGCCGACGGCTCGAACGTGGGTAACTCCGGCGCAGATCATCCCGTCGGAGAGGTTGGCAGCCTTGCCAGCCTGCTCGGGGCTCATCTTCCGAATGGCCTCGGCCGTCATGGCCTCCGCGTCGATCTCATCGCCCTGGGCCATCTTCTTCGCACTCCGGGCGAGCACGTCGACGGGCATGATGGCGAGAGACGTCACCGAGGCCCGCGCAAGGTCTGCCGAGGAGACGCGGCGCAGACGCCACTCACCGCCGCCGATGGTGACCTCCCGAACGGCTGCGGTCTTCAGGGCGTGAAGGAAGCCCGGCATCAGTTCGCCGTCCCGCTGGCGTCGTCGTTGGTGAGGGCGATCTGGAAGCCCTCATCGGTCCCATCAGAGAGTCCCCGCCACTCGATACGCATGGTCTCGGGTCCGGGGCCGTTGACCGGCTTCGGGACATCCCAGATCTGAGCGTTGTGGCAGGTGAAGGTGCAAGCCTGATTGCCTGTGCCGGTGCTCGTGACCGTGACATCGCCCTGGACCTCGTTGCGGAAGTCGGTGATCGCGTTGTTGTTCTCCCACTCGACCTCGGCCCTCCAGATGATCTCCGCGAAGTCCGACCGGGTCGGCTCCTTGGTCAGCCGCGATCCTAGCTTGTTGCGCCGGGTCAGCTTGTTGTCAATGACCATCTCCAGGGAGATCAGGTCGTAGCTGTTCGAGTTGAACGACAGCGCTCCAAGCTGGTGGCCGATCATGTCCAGGCCGCCGGCCCCATAGGTGGGAGATCCTGCGGAGGTGTAGGCGCCAATGTCTTCAGCCAAGAAGTCGGCCGAGAACATCGCGACCTCGCTCGGGCTGTTCCACCGCAGAGTCATCCGGCTGATCTTGCAGCCCTCCGCGACCTGCGCGACGTTGCCCGAGTCGCCGCTGTCGATGGTCTCGACGGTGAGCCCCGTCGGCAACGCGCCGATCTTGTAGGTGTGAGTGTAGACAGGAGCAGCCGAGGAGTCAGTCGTGACCGTGCCGAGAGCGTGCTTGAGGAGCATACCCATCCCCTCGTAGGTCAGGACGTGCTCGATGGTCCCGCCGCACTCGGTGATGCCCGAGACGGTCTTCCGCTTGACGAAGGACGAGGAGACCCCGACCAGCCCTGGACGGTAGTTCCGGGTCACCTTGCGGTACATCGTCGAGGAGACGGTCTGACGCCAGTTGGAGCGAGCGACGGCGGTGCCGTAGGTGCTCTCCTCGCCGTAGCCGATCGCGGAGCCTCTGCCGTGGAATGGAAGTGCCATCGTTAGTCCTCATCGACATCGCGGACCTGGAGCAGACAGCGAAAGTCCAGCACCCGATCCAGGGTTGTCCCGATGGTGAGTCGGGGTGTGTAGTCTGTCCCGCTTGCCCCGGCCTTGATCTGGGTTCGAACCCAGCGACCGTCGACGATGCGGGTCTTGTCTGCGTCGACCATCGACGCCTGTGGAGAAGCTCCGTCGAAGACCTGGATCTGAGCGTACTCGATCTCCTCGAACAGGCGCCGACCGTTGCTCTCGGTCGTCCTGCGCTCCAGGTTTCTCGCCAAGTCCCACCAGAGATGGATCGTCGTCGTCGACGCCTTGCTCACCTGCGGGGTCGGTGCTGTCCGACCTGGGCGCTCCGCTCGACAGAGCACCATCGGCCTCGACCTCTGGGCGAAGGCTTGCTCGACCTCGGCCGAGAGCGCACCGGAGATGGTCACCGAGGTGGAAGGGTCGACCGATGCCGCGCTGTTGCCGTAGTAGATCCAGGCGTGGTGCATGTTCGCCGTGTCGAGCTGGTGCGAGTCGACGCGGAGGGTGCCAGCCTTGTTGGCGTGCGTCCAGGTCTGCCGCTCGAAGTTGAGCTTGGTGCGGCCGTCCTGGCTCACGATGACGGTGTCGAAGCCGTTGGCGAGGGTGTTGTCCCAGAAGTGGTCCCAGTCCTGCGGGACGACGAGGGACCAGTCCTTCGCAC